GCAGACGGAAACGACAGCACATAGAACGAATGGCCGTCCTGCTGATAGGTGTAAGCCACAGCGTCCGACATGTTGCCGTACTGTTGGATTTGCCATTCAACCGCGTGCGTCGAGATGCGCTGGCCCTGATAGCCGTTGGCGACGTAGACGATACCCTGACCGCGGAAGTCTTTGCCGAGCCAGTAAACCTGGTTGTTCATCTTGGCGACGGAATAACGGGCGGCGCAACCCAACTCGTTGTAGGCACCCTGAATACGCACAAGCGGGAAGTCAGACAGCCCAGCGTTGTACCAAACTTCGGTTGAATTGTTGCCGAACAGCCAGACCTCGCGGTGATCGACGATCATGCTGATAATGTTGTCCGGGTCGCCTTCAGCGCTCACAAAGTCCAGCGGGTCAATGCTGGTGCCGTCCAGCAGCGCCGTCACCCAGATACGCTGGCTGTTAGGTTCAATGAAGACAAAATAGCCGTCAAGATAGTCCACGACCGAGGCGCCAGGAAAGTCTTGGTCGGTAATCTGCGAAAAGACGCCGGTTGCGGTGTTGTAGATGTATCCGTCTGGATCGGCAGCGATCATGATCTGCGTGCCATTGTCGGCCATGCTGACCGGACCGGAGCCGGACACTATGCCAAGCGCTGTAGCTGCGAAGGAACTGGTTACGCGGTAAAGCGTGTTGCCCGACACAACGTAGACATATGCGCCGTGCTCCCAAAGCCCGCGGATAGGACCGGTGCCGACCGTGGCCCGTAAAGACAACCCAGGAGCGCGTTGCAGGAAGGCAGGCTGTTTGCCGCCTTCCGGCACCATCTCAGGGAACAAGTTCACCATACGGTTATCCGCAGCATTTACGCTGCGGGCCACATAAGATGAACCGAGGATCGGCGTCTGCATCGGTTAAGCCAGCACTGCGCCACGAAGCGAAATAGCCCACCAATCCGAGCCAAGGAATTGAAGCACGCAAGCATCGCCTACCGCGTTAAACGTAATGGTCGTTCCGGCGCCAAGATTGGTCGGCGTAAGGATGCCTGTATCGCCGCCAGCGGCTTCTGCCACATAGACGATAGTTTTGAGTTGGCCCTCAACGCCATCAGCTAACGTCAGCGCGTTGCCAGTGGCCGTGGACGTAAACTTGGTGACAGGCTGCGTAACGTTGACTGCGCCAGCGCCAGCTTGCGCCTGCACGGCCTCAATCACAGGACCGCTGAAGGTCTGGTTGCCGGTAAATGTCTGCGCCGCATCCGTCCGCGCAATCGTTGCGCTGGTGGACGGGAACGTCATCGTCGTGCTGTCGGTGCCTGCCAGCGTCAACGAATGGTTGGCCGTCAGCGTCTTGCCATTTGCAATGGTTAGGGTCGCGCTGGTAGCTGGCGCAGTTATAGCGACCTTGTTAATGGACGTGGCAGTAGCAACGCCAAGCGTAGGCGTAGTCAATGTCGGACCGGCGGATAGCACTACACTGCCGCTGCCTGTAGACGTTGTGACACCCGTGCCACCACGCGCCACGCTAAGCGTGCCGGTTGTGCCTGCCACAATGGGAAGCCCAGTTGCACTAGCCAGCGACGTGGTGCTGAACAGAAGCGCATTGGTAATCTTTTTCGTAATGCCGCTCTGGACAATCGGAATTTCATCCGCCGGATTGGCTGCGACTGCGGCGGGAAGTTGTGAGATGGCAACTGTTGACATTGTATATCCTTAGTAGTTCCCAGCAAAAATGTTGAACCGCTGCCGCGTTCCGACGATGCTGTAGGGCAGCGCCATGATGTCGTCAGGGTTGTTGATGCGCTTCAGGTTGCGCTTGGACGTCATGGCGATGCGGGACACCTGCCGGGACGGCTCGACGCCGAACTCAGGGGCCAGTTCGCAGGCCAGATTGTAGCGGAAGCAGCGCAGATAGCCCGGCGGGAAGGCCAGATCGGTCGCCAGATTGGCGGGCTGGTTCAGTTCCTGCACCGACACGATGTGGAACTCCAACACCTTGGTCGGCACCGGGTAGACGTACATCTCGATGTCCGGGTAGGTCATGTTGACCCACAGCACCTGCGGATAGGTGGACGTGACGGTCTTGACCGCGATGCCGTTGTACTGCTGCTGATTGATCAGTTTCAGGCCGTAGGAAATGCCGCTGGCCGGGTCGCGGAAGTAGGTCGCGTCGTCGATCAGAACCGGGCGGTTGCCGACAATGTTGCCGGTCGGCCCAAAAGTCTGGAAACGAGCGCCAGGCGGCCAAGTGACGACCTGATCCTGCGTAGAAAACACGGCGAGGCGTTCGGTATTCCAGCTTTCAATCATCTGGTTCATGGCATTCAGGGCGTCCTGCGCCGTCTCGGAAGACGGCGTTTCGCCTTCGGCCAGCACACCAATCAGTCGCAGGGAGCCATTGATAATGTCGCCAGCCGTTATCATGCTATTCGTCCTTCGTCACGCGGGGGCGACCGCGACGGCGCGGAGCCTCGGACAGCACATTAACCTCATCGGCCAGTTCTGGCAAGTCATCGGCCGGAGCCTCGACAGCCTCTTCGACGGCCTCTTCAACCATGTCTTCCGGGTCAAACCGCACCCAGCCGTGGCTCTCGTCGTACTGCGCTTCCATTTCCATGGTGGCAATCTTGACGCCGTGCTTGGGGTGCATCAGGTAAATTTCAGCCATTGCTTTCCTTTATGAGAAACAGGCGGCCCGAAGACCGCCTGTCTGGTTAAGACGCAACCAGCGGAATGGAGAACCAATCCGTGGTGTCGTACGCGACGAAAAAGCAGGCGGTTTTGGCCGCCATCGAAAACGCGGTAGAGCCTGCAACGCTGTTGATCTTGGCGCTGCCAGGAGCGTAGACCTTCAAAATTGCGTTGGCCGTGTCGTCGTTTTTGATGGCAACTACGCGGCCAGCCGTAGGGGCGGGAAGAACAACGCCCTTGGTAGCATCGGCTGCGGTAACCCAGCTAAACGAAGCCGTCAAAGCCGTCGCGTCGGCGCGGGTAGACCCGGCCGCCGCAGGCTTGGCGACATCAAGATTGAGCGAGGATACGACCGCGCCGGAAAAGGTGCCGCCGGAAATAGCGGCATCGGTGATCGTAGTACCCGAAACCAGTTCGGGGTCCGAGTAAGCAACGCCTACAGGCTTTGTATTAGGCATGGGGGGATATCTCCTTGAGGGGCTAGACCCCTGCCGAAGCAGGGGCCGTGTTGCTTACGAGATGGCGTAGAGCGCCCAAGAATTGTCGCCCAGCCTGCGCGCACGGAACGAACGAACCGTGCCAGCCGTGGCCGCGATGGTCATCAGACCCTGCGAGCCGCCCGAGCCAATCGACCAGCCCGTGTTGGTCGTCATGGTGATGACGCCAGCCGTGGTGGTGTTAATGACGCGGAAGTCGAAGGTCGTGCCGACCTTGGAGTTGGACAGCAGCGCATCAAGGTCCGAAGCCAGCGGAAGCGTGTAAGCCGCCGTGGTCGTCGGAGTGCCAATGATGATGCCGTTGGTGATCTGCGCCGGGGTGAGCGTTGCGCTGTCCGTGGCAGTTGCGGGGGCCGCAGCAACGGAAATCTTAACTTCGTTAAGATTGCCGTCGTTAAACTGATAGCCGCCGCCTACAGAGGGAAGTGCCATGTGCGTGTTCTCCTAATTTCTACCTGTTAGCCCCAAAGACGGCAAGCCATCGGGGCGCGAATGACCGAGTAGCCATACAGCACGTCAATACGGCAGGGCAGACGGTCGTTGTTGATGTCGTACTGGCGCACAACGCGCATCGAAATGCCGTTGTGAACCTGGCGAGAAGCCATATCAACACCGTTCGGGAGCAACAGGTCCGCGGTGGCGAACGAGATAGCGTCCTTGTGGTAGATCAGGTTCTGCGGGTACTGCGTCGAAGCGGCACCAACAAACGTGATGGCAGCAGATGCCTGCGGGAAGCTATCGACAGTGGCGAGAGCATTCGACGAGGTGTAGATCGCCGGGCTGATCTTTACAGCGGTGTAAGCGCCGCCCGCAGCCGTAGCGGCTTCGGTGACAACGAACTGCTGAAGCGAACCAGTAGACTGACGGGTCTGCGGATTGACCGCATACACGTTGGCAATCGTGAACACATCGCCAGCCGCAATCGTCTGAGTGCCGGTGCCGGTGATGTTGAGCGTGGACTGACCCTGCGTGGACACGGTGGTCGTGACAGTGTGAGCGCCAGTGCGCGAGCCGGTTGTGTGCTGCTGGATCGACTGAGACATGTTGATTTCTTCGTAGCCCAGCACGCCTTCGCCCATCAGACCGTTCTTGAACTGACGAGAGATGGTGTCAACCGGGTTGAAGAGGCCCTTCATGCCTTCGACCAGACCAGCGTTGGCGGCCGGGTTCACGGTCGCGTAGCGGTTCGGCATCATGGCAGCGAACTCGTTCAGCTTCTGCTGGCCCTGAAGCAGGACGAGCGAAGTAGCCGGGGTCGTGCCGGGGGTGCCGACAGAGCTATAGATGCCCTTGTAGGCGTTGGCGACGTCAGCGTCGATGGAGGACGCAAGCTGCGAGATACGCGGCTTGAGCACACGATCGGCGAAGTCGTCGAGCTGCATGGTAAGTTCGGCAGACGTGAAGTTCACGCCAATGTGCTTCTGCGAAGCAACCGTCAGCGTGGTGAACTGCTCGTTGTCGTCCTGCACCTGAAGGGCAGCGCCGTCCGTGACCAGAGCGCGGTCGGGCAGACGGATACGCAGGGTCGAACCGATCTTGGCGCCTTCGACAGCGAAGCTGTCGTCGTACTGACGGTTGACGTTGCGGGTGAGCACGAGGTTGTTCTCAAGGATTTCGAGAGCCTTCCGCGTGATCATGTCGATAGTAAGAATCGAGTTAGCCATGGTGGTAGTCCCAAATTAACGGTTGCGTTGTGCCTCGTACTTCTTGATCTGCCGCATACGTTCCGCTTCGATCCATTCCGACGTACTCATCGACTTTGTCGAACGAGGGTCGGTCGTATCATACGTCGGCGCGCCAGAAGCGCGGGCTGTGACAGGTGCAATCGGTGCCGGGGCGGTTGAAGTCTTTCTAACCGGCGGGCTTGAGGCCATGCCGGCTTCAAGTTTTCCGATCTCTTTTGCCTGCAAGATGGGCGGCAGCCGGGCAATGCGATCCGCTTCCTTCGGGTTGGAACCGAGCCAATACAGGACATCGGGGCCAATGTCGGAAGCCTGGATGCTTTGCGCCATTGTCTCCGTGACGGACAGGTTGGGGTTGTAGGCGACTTGTTCAAAGTCGTCGTACCGATCCCGCGCTGACTCCTCACGGTCGTGGTAGTTTTCGAGCAATGCCTGTTGCTGCTTGGCGGTTTCCCGCCGCGCCAACAATTCCTCCGCTTTACGTTCGGCCAAAGCCTCTGCGTAATCTTCGTAGGTGTTGAACTGGTCGGCACTCAGATCAGAAGGCGATGCTGCTGCTTTCTGCGCTTGAGCCATTTCCAGTCGCTGGGCTTGCTCACGCTCCCACTTACGCTGTTCCCTTGCAAGCCGCTTGCCGACGATTGCGTCCAGTTCCTCCTGGGAGAAAGTTTTGGATGCTTCCTGTTCGACAGGCGTTTCCGGCGTCGTGTTTTCTGCGGGCTGGATTGCTGCCGTGGCTTCCAGTTCCGGCGCGGAGGCATCCGCTTCAGTTGGGACATTCTCGTCCATGTATAACCCCTATGGAGTTCCCGGTGAGCCTCGCCGGTACGGTTACTGTGTAATCTACACTATACAGTATCTGTGTGCAACGTCAGGCCGCAACCGCCTGTAGCTGCGCATTGGTGAGACGCTGCGGGTAGAAGGTGAAGGTGCGGATGTGGCCGTTGAGGATGCCAGCATTAGCTCCACTTCCAAGTCCCAGTTGCGTTACCGTGGGAACTGTTCCGCTCGTATCCGTTGCAACAGCGCCCGTTGTGACACTGGCAAAGTCATTTGCCTTATAGGCTGATGCAAACTTAAACACCGTGCCGTCGAAAGGTATCACAGGCGACGGGATAAGATTGACTACAGAAACACCAGCATCAACCACCTGAAGAGTGGCTGTACTTCCGCTGCGGATGCTGTTGTTGGCGCTTATGCCA